AAGTGAATGAAACACTTGCGGTAGCTTCAAAGGTTGCATCAATACCACCAGCATAAGTTAGCCGATTATCACTGTGTGTAAATCTTTGGTTGGTAGCACTAGCTGTGGTTGTACCAGCAACCTTTACTGGTGTGTTGATTGTACTGATCGTAGTGTTAGTAGCATTACCAGACATCGTAAGGAAGCCTAGTCGTGCTGTATTGGTAACACCTTTACATTCAATCCACCTAGATTCTAGGTCAGTGTACGCGACACCATTAACGTAAGTGCTGCCACCACTAAAGTTTACCGTATCAAGAATGAAACCTTCAGTAGGTACTGTAGCTGATGCATCAATATCGAGGCCAACAGTAGAACCGAACGCTACAATAGAAGTGTAGATAGCACGGAACCGTCGTGAGCAGTTGAATGTATCAGTAAGAGCTATGATGTTACCAGCTCCTCCTGTACCAGTGAACAGTGAGTTGTTTATCGCAACAGTAGATGCATCACCAGAGAACGTGCATCCTAAACTGGACAGCACAGCTCCAGTATCGTAGATGAAGTTACCTACATCATTGATAAGCCACGCTTGAGTAGTGATTGCTTGGAAGTTTACTCCCACCCAGTCGAGTGCAAAGTTGTAACTAACATCTCTATTAGCCCCATCAGCCTTGACTCCCCTAGCGTGGTCTTGGAATGTCAGGTATTGAATGGGTGTAGTGTATTCAGTTTCTAGTAGAAACTTATCAGAGGCTAAGCCTGTTGATTTTATACGGCTCACCTCTGATGTGGACCCACGAAGAGTAGTGCTTTCCGCACCAATTAAATAGTTCCCTTCTAGGTCTACTGTTCCAGTGAAATAATATAAGGTCTCCGCCTCCAAGAAAATCCTATTCAGATAGTCTGGAGTAGGAAGTGACTTGAGGTCGGAGACTACAACAAAGTTTCCGATCTGTCCGAAGCCTTGGTTGTGTTGTCTATTGAACTTGTTGTCGCTCATCACGCATATTGCGGTAGGTTTACGTTGCTGTGTTCAAAGAACGCAGGCATACGGGCAGACTTAGTAAAGTTGAACTCTGGTGCTTTGCCTTCATACATTAGCCGGTCGCTGGAATCCAGCCAAAATTTTCTATCTAAAAATTTAGACTCACTATTACCTAGAGGCTGGAAGATCCAGTTGACAGTTGCCTTCCTTAGCTTATCGAGGCTAGGTGAGGGCTCGTATCCAAGCTCTCTGCAGACGAGCGAGTTACACGCGACATGAATTTGCTCGTCTCTGCTGATGTCAGCGGATACTGTACGGAGTCCAGCGTCACCATTAGCCCGAAAGAATGGGAGTAGTACGAAGAAAATCGCACGCTCGGCAACCAATGCTTTCGTGATGGTATGATCAGGATGCGCAATCCACGCTTCTCTAAGGCGCAGGGCTTCCCTTTCAGCTTGCGGATCAGTGCCGTGAGCATCGGCGATGTAATTGAGAGCCAGGTCGTGTCTCTCTTCGTCGCGAACGTTGGATTGAAGTAAGTCCCGTGATAGTTTTGGAACCTCAGAACGTAGAGATTCAGTAATAAACTCTCCCACTGGGAGTTCCATGTGTCTGATTGCGAGTGCTCGTAGCACTGTTTCTTCAGATCCTTCAGCAAGTTTTCCAGCATTAGTAGCGACGGGTGTCCAGGTACGTTTGCGGTCAAGTAGTTTTTGATAAGGGTTCATTGATTTCAGATTGGTTTATTCGGCACAGCCGATGCAACTAATGGGTTCAGTAGTTGCTTGGTCGGCTTTATAGAACCAGTCTGTGTCTTCCTTTCCTTCAAGTATTGATGTGAGGTACTCGTCTACGTCCTCATCTCCTAATGCAGCCATCGCATCGGTCTTATCTTGTGTGTCAGGCATGACTTGCAGACTGTAATACAGTGAAGTCTGGGGGCTAGCTAGCCACTCTTCCACGAACACACGGTCGTAGGTTACAACATCACTCCAAGAGTTGAAGCTGTAGCCGTGAAGAAGTCCCGTCCTTTCTAACATTGTCATTATTCCATTCGCTACTCTATAGTAGGCATCCCAGCCTACTTCACTTGCGATCTCGACGTTTCCGTAGTCGTAGGTGGTAACTCCAAAGGTGTCAGAATCTCTATCAACCACTCTTGAGATCGGCGGAGCGATCTCTGGAGTTGCGGTATTGCCGTCAAGTCCCTTACTTCTATACGAGCAAGAGGCTGTAGGCGCGATAGCAAACGCCCGCACCATTCCGTTCTCTTTAGCGATGGTTGCTGCTGCCTCAATGCCTCGTTTGAGAGCAGCCGCCAGCAGCTCACCTCCACCAACAGGAGCATTGTCACTGTTGATGTGATCGAGAGCACGACCAAACTCGTCGTAGGTAACTTCATAATGTGCTAGCAAATTAGCTAAGCCCAGCATCCCCAGACCTACTTGTCTGTCGTCATCTGGGTGCAGATACTGGCCACTCCGTCCAACGCCTGTGCGTGAATGTATTTCGCACAGTTCAGACATACCTTCAACGAAAGCTGGCTCGATGTCTTCGTACTCACAAGCAGCGAGATTGATGTGCTGTAGGAGGCATGTTCCGCGTGAGGGCAGGTAAACCTCAAGGCAGACGTTTCCATAGATTCGTGCTCCGTTTTGGTATTTGATCTTGTTGAGCCAGATGTCACCCGACTTGATACCATGTAGTAAAGCATCTTTAACTTCTTCGCTAAGGCTAAGCCAAAGATTTTCGGTGATGTCAACACAACGCTTCACCCATGGTAGTTCAGCGCGACTGGTAGTAATAAACTCAAGGAGATCAGGATGGTTAGCATCAAGATGGAGCACGATAGCACCATTCTTGTACGCACCTCCGCGACGTATGATTTCATTGAGCGTTGAGTATATTTTTCCGAAGGATACTGGTCCTGATGCGACAAGTCCTTTTCCATTCTCCTCTCCTCGTGGGCGTAGTTTGCTTAGATGAATAGCACAACCAGCGCCATAGCGTAAAGCATGACTAGCAAAACGCCAGGAAGCCTCGATTCCATTAGGGCCTTCCATAGTATCCTCCACAACGAATACTGTGCAAGATACTGGTAGTCTTCCTTCGGGATCATCAAGCCATGATTGCACCCTCCCGGTGCGCGAAATAACATTTGGTCTGGTCATACTAAATCAGTTAGTGTAGGTGGTTCGTAGTTAGGCCCCTTGAGAACCTTTCCATCCTCTCTTCGGACAGGCTTTCCATCCTCTCCTAGTTTACTGAGGTTGCTTGCGTGGACACGATTAAGTGCCTCGTCTAGATCCCAACCCATGTTCATAGCGAACTGGTAGCATACATAAACGAGGTCAGCAAGTTCTTTCAAACAATCAGCACGGCTCTCTGCCCACATATAATGCATCTGCTGATTAGCTTCTACAAACTCCTTGAACTCTTCAACAATCAAGTCTCTCTGCATAGTCCTCGTAGCAAGGTCGATGGAACTCTTTACTTGGAACTTGTTCCGAAATTCTAGGGCCGCTGTTGTTGATTCCGATTGTTTGTGGATAGGTGTTTTCAAGTTCATTGGTTAGATAGTGGATGGCTTTCTTTAGATCTTCTACTTTGCTGGAGGTTTTGTGTCCAGCTCTGCAGATGTATTTGATGGCGTTGCCGAGGTGGAAGTTGAGCTCTTGCTCTCGTATGAAATCCCATACTTGGGTATGTCCTCGCCGATAGTACGCTGGACCTGTCTGCGAAGACGGTACATTCCCCACCACATCCTTACTCTCAACGGAAAGTATATGACGTATAGCCTCAGCATCATGACGCGCTCGTAGAAACGCAGCTGAGCCATCGGTGTGTAATACAGAATGATTAGACATAGGATTAGGGTGTAGATGGTGTTAGTCATGCTGCTTAAACCTCGCAATGATTGCAGCAGCATCAACCTCAGTCAGCGGTGGTGGTACTGGCCAACTACTGATGAGGTTCATTGTTGTATTGGATAGACAAAAGCACTGCTTCTGTAGAGCCAGCAGCAGCGTGATGATGTCATCCTTATCAGCTTGTGGTAGCAGATCTGTCAGC